CTATTGTTAAGACCTCCCGACTCGTAAAGAGTGTCAATTCCGTTTTCGTCTCTTGTAGTTAATAAATCATTATTATTACTATCTAAAAATATAAAATAGTTTCCTATTGTTGGGTTTCCTATTGCTGAACCGTCAGCCGTTCCCATGTCTAAAAGTGCCATATTATCTTAAAATTAAATCTCCGTTAATATCTAAAGTCCCATTATTGGTTAACTTGTTCCAGTTTGTCATCTGTTTATTTTCTTTTATTGTTACGGTTTGCCCCGAATTAATTGTTTTAAATCCACTATGGTGGTCTGTTCCCTCTGTTATTAAACCATTAATATAAGTTACATTTGATTCGAATATCTCCAAACCGTCACTATTTATTAAGGTTACATTTTCAACACCCGCACCAATTAAATTGTTATCACTATTTACTAACCTTATATTTTTAGTATTTGCGCTTATTCTATTGTTATCCCCTAATATTTCAACATCTTTAGCCGTTCTATTTATATAGTTGTCCGACCCGCTAACCTTAGTTGTAAGATTATTAAAACTATTCCCGTCTTTTTGGTTAAATTGTGATTTGTTTTTAACTGGTGTTTGCTCCTCTTCATTCGTTCCCGTGCTTGGGTCAAATGGTAGAAAAGGCGTGTCATCTCCTAATACGGGAATAGTTGTAGGAATAAACCCAGTTAACTTAATTTCCTTTTGAAACTCGCACTTAACTAAACTGTTATCGCTTGGGTTATAGTTACTAATTTTCATTAGTCGCCAATATGCGTTATTGTGGTAAAACAAATCTCTAAAAGACAAAGTGTAAATATCTATAGGTTGCAAATGAAAGTAACCTTCAAAAACTTTACCGCTTGGGTCTAATATTCCGTTAATCATATCTTTGTAATAGATATTATAAAGGTTGTTGTTTGTTACGTTTATAGGTGCTATATTGTCGTCATAATAAACCTCCTTAACTAGACCAAAATTAGTGTCATAAGTAGGGTTAAACGGGTCATCAAAATGACCGCAATATGGGTACTCGTAATTATTCTGTGGAATTGTTGCCGTGCTCCAGTCTAATTTCCAAGGGTTTAATAAATTACCTCCCGATGGGTTTCCTTTTAAACCACCATAATACAACATACGTCTATTAAACTTTGTCGGGATTGGTTGGTCTTGGTCATCTAGTTTTATAATTCTAGGGATAACTATTTCCCCGTTAGGCTCTCCGACTATTGGGGTCGGACTTAAAGTTAACTCTGTTTTATATTCCCCTTTTAAGAAATCATTAACGGCGGTTACTTCTCTATTACCGTAAACCTTTTGCCATTGCTCCAAATAAGTAGAGTTATAATAATCCTTATCCTCTTTATAGCTGAATGAATAAACAAGGTTTTTAAGTTTACCCGTAGGGGTAATTGTAAAGGGTTTATTTATTGCGTGTTTTTCGCTCCAATCATTTACCGTTGTAGTTTGGTAATAATCGTTGTAAGGCTCTATTATAAAGTTACTCGTATTAAGTGGGTCGGGTTGTACTTGTAAGTTATACTTTTTAATTATATCCTTTAAGAAATCCGTTTGCAAATACTTGTCGGGAATAGCTTTGTTTAAATCAAAAGTTGTTCCATAACCTACCGTAGAGTTAACCGATATATTACTAAACCCACCCACCGAGATATTAAGGTAGCAAGTACCGTCATAATTAACCCCAATTGAATTTTGAAACATAGCGCCAAACGCTTTATAAATTCCAGCGAATTCTATTGTTAAAACGTCACCAGCTAATAAGTTAACATTGTTAATGTTTAGATTATATCTATTAATTGGGGATTGAGTACGCCCCGCAGATAATCCACCAAGACCACCACTTGCCGTTTGCCTATGTGTAGCAATTCCACTTGTAGGGGGTGTGATTGTATTACGTGAGCCAACCGCTAACCCAAACGGACTTAGGTAAAAGTCTATCATATCTAGGGTTGTTGTTCCGTTCTTTCTTATTTTTAAATAACCTCTAATCTCAGAACTTACTGTTAAATTAGCTAGTAAGTCATTAGGTACAAAAGTAGCGTCTATATCTACTATAACGTTTAAATTATATTGACCATTAAAGTTAACCGTATACGCTCCCGTTGTATTGTTGTAAATTCCGCTTGGGTCGTCTACGTCATTAGTCATTACTATAACCTCGTTTGTCGGGTCGCTATCTTCTGGAATCGCTAAACTTTGAGTCGTACCAGTATCTAAAAAATTAGGAGTGTTAACGCTAAATTGTCGGGCGGTTATTTCGTCCGCCGTCATTGCGTAAATACTTGGGTCGCTTGGTATAATCTCCCTTTTAAATCTTTCACTATCTATAAAGGCACTTGTATAAGTAAATCCGTGTTGTTTAAATATTTTATCCCAATACTCCTTAGCGTAAATTGCTGGAGACAACCCCCCAACTTGGTATGTGATTTGGTCGGTACTATATCCATAATCTATTAACGGATAAACATAACCTTTACCCAATTCAAAAGGAACGGGAATACCATTCTCTAATATTTGAAAGTCCCAACTCTGCTCTATAGCTTCTTTAACTAACGGGTGATCGTATTCGCTTATATCTAAATCCCTTAAATACTTTCCTTTTGCTTTACTAAATAAGTTCGCCGTATTACCAAATAAAACTATATTATAGTTAATGTCATTATTATCTAGTATCTCAATACTTTTTAACTGGGCGTAACCCTCCATTATTAATTGACCATCAACAAGATAATACATATCCGTTCGCTCTGCGGTGTTAAAACTTCCGTCCGTTAGATTAATATCATATACCGCCCCAAATAATTTATTCGCTATCTTACTATTTGGTATCTTAATCGTCTTAGAATAACTAGATTTTCGTTTATCTGGTTGGCTAATATCCGCAACGCTAAAAGTTAAAGACGGGTTTAAACTCTTTAACAAAGGTATCTCGGTATTATTTAAGTATAATTGCTCTGTCATCTATTTACGTTGTCGGTAATTGTTATTTGATAATGTAATTATTAGATTAACATTAAACAACTTATCTACCTTAGTAGTTTTAATTTGGTATGTATTAGATTGTATTTCGCTAACTGCGATTAAATTCGTCAAAACTTTACCTCCTATTAATGTTTCTTCTAAATAAATCTCTGGACTTGTAAATAGTTCCTCTAACCAAATACTTTGCTCCTCTGTTATCCAATTAGAATTTAACTCTATTTGGTCGGTAGACTTAATGTGGTAGTTTATATTTGTTCTATCCGATTTGTCGTAATTAAGTTGACCGCTTGCATCTATTCTAGTTGGATTAAACTTATAACTTTTCTTTTCTATATTAACAGACGGTTTACTAACTAAATCAAAGTTAAAGGTATTAAATGCCCCTAATTCATTTTGAAAGTGTAGCCTGCGAATAGGATAGTTACATTGTTCTTTCATTGTAAATGTAAGTAAATCACTAATCCCACTTAATCCAGCGTCTAAAATTTGACAAGTGTATGAACTTACCGCCGTGTCTATTATAGGTTGCGAGCCTAATACAAGACCGCTTGTGACGTTATTTAAGTTCTTTGGTGCGGTTGCTACACTTAAATACTTTGCGCCCGTTATCCCCGTGCTTAATAAGTTTTGTATTTGGTAGGTGTCAATTAACCCGCCAGCACTATCGAAAGTTTTAACTTCTAAATATTCTAAGTCCGTTGCCGTGTCTGAAATAATACCGCTATAACCTACATTGTTTAAAGTTGTTGTATTAGTAAATTGATTAGTTAACCAATTATTTTTATAATTACTAAAACTATACTCTACCCACTCGTTAAACTTTAAAGACGCATTCCATACAAACTTGTCATTTCCTACGGTTAAGTCTGGATAAACAACTATAGGGTCGTTAACTGTAAGCCTATACTCTTCCCCGTAGTTAACGTGAAACTTTTTAATACCCTCATCCATAAATTGAAAAGCACCCGTTAAGGTCGTGTCGTCTTTCAGTATGTATGATTTAACGTAAGATTCTAATATGTTATTAAATCCTTTAATTCCGTAATTATTCCCCGTTTGTGGTTCAGGTGCAACTTTAAAACGAGTAAACCCCGCTACTCCATCTATGTATAAATCAAATATAAATTTAAAATCTATTTGCCCATCATTGGTCGAACTTGCCACCGTGTTAACCTCATTATAAGCGGGGTTATAATCGCTAAAATCTTGTTCAATTGTTATTGCCATTATTTTATTGTATTAGGTTGTTTAGGTAGTAACATCCAATGAGTAACGTCATTTGTTTGTCCGCTTTCATCTATCACCCATTCATTTTTATAATAACTTGCTACCCAAACCTCTTTAGTATTATCCAAATAAACTAAAACATACTCTTCTGTATTAGGTGTTAAATCTTCTACACTTATCCAATTATTTTCCATTTTCTATACTTTCTTTAATTATTATCTCTACTGTTCCTGCTCCCGCAGTTTCTAATCTCTTACTTAACTCGTCAATCCATTCGTCATTCATTACCTTGCTATAAAAGTAACTTGGTGTTAATCCTTTCCTAAATACACTCTCACGAACTGCAAAGGGGTTTAATCCTTTTACTCTTGCCCACAAATCAAAATGTTTTGCACTTGGTTTAACACCTTGTTTATAACTAAATGGACTGTTAGGCGCAACGTTTGGAAATGTTCCACCCTTGGACTTGTTTTCACCTCCTACACCTTGAACACCTTGGTCTATGTATTTATAGTAATCCTCCGCGACTATTGTAACACTTATTCCCGTTTCGGTTTGTTGTATTGCTAGTGCCTCTATTGATTGTCTTAACGCCCCACTTGTACCACTTGAATTATTCTCGTCTAACGACTGTCTTAACTTGTCGATAGTTTCATTACTCCATTGGTCTAATGTTGCCTCTAGTGGGTTTTGTCCTTGCCCCGTGGACGTTAATAAACTGTCATCAATAGCCATTTCTCATTTTGTTTAAGTCTTGTTGTCTTTGTATCTCGTCCGCTTTATCTTTATAATACAAACACCAGTAAAGGAACTCCCCTACTGGCATATCATAATAATTATTTGCTAAATGTGGTTGACCATTCGTTAAGCCGTCTATCGTTATTGCCCATCCCCATTTACTAAATCCGCTTTTATCTCGTCTAGTTTGCTCGTCATTTTCGTCATCTGTTCGCTCAAATAGTCGGGCATATTTTTTGTTAAGTTTTTTGAGAGATTCAAAAAAAAAACCGCAATAGGATAAGCCACACTAATTGGCATCTGTTTAAACTCCTCTATTCGTTCCGTAACCTCATACTGTTTAAACTCGTATGGTTTCCATCCGCTTAAACCTAATTTAACGGGTTTACACATATTAAATAAGTTAAGGTGTAAGTTTTGTATAGGGTCGTCTTTTACTCCGTTCATTATACCAATATAACCACCCGCCTTAATTCTCTCGGCGTTAATATTAAACTCGTATCTAATTCCGTTAGACTTCCAGAACCTATGAATTTTAGTAGGTAGTTTAGACTTTAAAAAGTCTTGTATTTCCTTAACCTCTTTAGTCGTTGTATATTGCGCCTCGTCAATTGTAATACGTTTGATAATACTCATTTGTAAGATAGCATTATCTATTAACTCTAAATCGCTCATACCCTCCGTTTTTAAGGTTGGGTAAAGTTTACTATATTGCTCTACGGTTATATCGTTCCACGTCATAAAATAATAATGTAATTATATTTATTTAATTTTATTTGCTTGTCCTTGTATCATATCCTTATTTATTTATCCATTCAATTAAATACGCACCCAACATTATTGCTATCACTATAAACGTTATTACGTTTGAAATTATAGATATCGCATAAATTGGAGAATGTTCTTTATATCCAAACCTTGACCAATTATGATTCCCATACTTATAGTATAGCCTTGAAACTGCATTTACTAAAATTAAATATATTGATATAACTAATATTATTTTTTCTGTTGTTCCCATCTTCTTTTATTTATTTAATCCGCTTAACTCTTGACCTTTTGCCGTAAATATAACCCACCGTACAAACCTATGTAAATTAAAAGCTATCCTAATTCCTATTAACGGCAGTGGGTTATTACTAGGCAACCCTTAACCTAATGTTATTAGAATAGCTGTAACCAATAAACTAATTATTGATACAACTAAACTAATTTTATATTGTTTATATTCTTTATTAGTCATTACAAAGACATTATTACATCAGCTATTTTATTAACAGTTGAATAATATTTAACTGCATAATCAAAATGTTCGTTTGTGTATCTTGTTGCGTTTTCTTCATTGTGACCGCATTTTACTAATCTTGCTATCACTTGACCTTTTGTTATTTGCTTTTTCATAATATTTTGTTTTTGTTTATGGTACAAATATAAACAATAATATTTAATAAACAACCTAAACTATGAAAAAATCTTGTTTTAATTCAAAATAATATCTCATCATTATAGAATCCCATTCATCAGGAGAACGTCCTATTAATTCTTTTACTTTGTCTTTTGGTATTACTCCTAGCTTTCCATCCTTGTCTATGTCTTTGATCTTCACTTGTTCCATTTCTTCACTGGTTACATCTTGCACGTCACCATCAGAACAATATTCAACAACTTCACGCCTTTCGATCTTCTTAGCCATTAATATACTGCATTGACTTTTTAAGTTGTCGTAATTTTCACCCATTAAAGCCCTTGAATTATTAACGAACCCTATACAGTTTAAATAATCTACTACACCACCACCTACACCATCTTCATCAGCTACAGTATTTTGATTAGTTATTTTATATTCTCGTTGTAATTCAATAGCCTTTTCAACTACTTCATTAACTAAACTTTTACCCATTGAATACCTAGCTACAACTACCCAACCATGCCATACCCTAAATACAGTCTTATCTTTACCTTTTCTAGCAACGTCTATAGATAAATAATGTTCTCCTTCAGGTTTAATATGGTTACCGTTCCAATACGCTGTAATAGAATCATAGTTAATTATAGTAGCTGGATCGTTATCATATTCCCAATTGCCAAAATATAAACGTTGTTTACTGGCTTTGTCTAATTCAAGTAGACTATCAAGATAAGATTTAGGGAGGTGAGGGTTATCTGTTGGTAGTGCCTGTATGAATTTTCTTTGTCTTGGGAGTTCATTAGATTTATGTGGTTTATAAAATTTCTTATACGTCCAATTTTTAGCAGGGTTACAACTACCTAACATTTTAGGCATCAAATCAAATTCAGTTAATTTATATCTAATACGTGATTTTACTACTTGCCACGCTTTGTACACTAGCTGATTACATTCATCTATAAAAGCGCCTGTAATTTCTAAAGAACCTAAACTATCAAAATGTGGATCACTTGGATATAAAAATAAATCTTTTAATATTATTTCGCTACCATTTTTCCAAAAGATAGTATTTGATTGAGCATTAAATGTGTATTGGTCAGATATACCTAGTTCATTAGTTAGATCAAAGAAGCTATTTAATGTGGTTTCTTTTAGTGTTTTTAATTTAGAACGCCCCATTAACCACCTAGAGCCTGAATGTTTTAAACTCATTTCTATAAGCCACAAACAACCTAAAGCACTTTTTCCTCCACCTGCCGCACCTCCATAAATTACTTCACTAGTGGTATCATCTTTTAAATAATATACTGCGTTTTCTTGTTTTGGTAGTAGTTTCATTTACTTAGGTGGTTCAGGTAATTCCATCCAATGGGTTATCTTAGTATGTATAGTTCCGTTCCAATCACCCCATTCTTTATACGGTGGATCATATGATAATGTTCTTAATACATTCATATTATCCCAACCCTCAAACCTACATAAAACAGTATCATCGTTTATTGGTAATCTATCTTTTACACTTATCCATTTAATCATCTTCATGCGGTTTTACACCATTACCTAATTCAATTATAGTAGTGGTATTTTTGTTGGTGTTTTCGTTAACGGATTCAGTACGTTCAATGTAACCACGTTTTTTACCTTTGGTCTTTAAATAGAACATAGTAGAACT